AGATGCAGCACACTTTCTTTTCTTCTTTCTTTTCCATCACTTCAAATCTTTTTAATGTTTACTTTACAACTTGGATTCCATATCAGCACATTACGTGCAAACAAGACATCACCCGTTTCTATTACGACATGACCGGGCATTTTCGCTCTTCTCACTTTTAAGTCGCTTTGGATGTTTCGCTCCAGCCAGTCATCCAATACGGACCGGCTGGAATTTCCGTCCAGCAGTATCTGGAACACTTCAGTTCCGGTGTAGCTTTCAAAAGCCTTCTCGTTATTATCCATAATCATTTTGGTAAATTATTACTTGTTTGAATGATTCCGTCTTCCCATACCACATAATAGCTTCCCGGGTCTCCAATGGCGCGTCCTTGACAATAAGCTTTATAACCGACCACCCGAATCTTCATATCACAGATATATTTCAATCTTACTGCACCGCCACCCATCGGCTGGCTTTTCTTTTCCTGGCTGATCCAGATGAAACATTTCTTCGGAAAGGTTTCCATCAGTTCCACAGCCTGCGGATAATCCCATCCGGCCACCTGAAAGGAATCGATGATGATAAACTTCGGGCTTTTCGGTTTTTTCAGTCTGGCAATCACTTCCTCCAGACTGCCTTCTGTCACCACACGAAATTTACCCTGCACCTCATTCATCTTCAGATAACCCATACGCCGTTGGAAGCTTTGGTTGATTTTCTCTTCGTAACTCATGTACAGCACCGTCCCATAGTTGCACAGTTCCTTTCCAAGTTGCATCACAAAGCTGCTTTTCCCACTGGCACTGGCACCGCTGATGAACCACGAAGCGTTCTCTGCCGGGAACCCGAAAGGTTTGCTCCATTTCTCATCCCACGGCAGAGTAACCCATTTCTTGGCGGCTATTTCCTTCGGACTGTACGCACGCTTCATTATTCCGCTGTCATTTTAAGTTTCTCAATCTCGGTATAGACTCTTCTCAAACCACCGCATGTCTTCCGTACAATCTGGGCTATATCAGCCCCCGCAGGAGCATTTACCTTGGCTACAATACGTGCCTGGTTGTTCAAGAACTGTTCGCGCTCCTTTCCATCATCCGGAGTCACCTTGCTGTACCGGTCACCATAACGGCTCAACATTTCGGTATAGCCCACCTTCTTACATTCTATGGACCGGTTGATTTTCTCTTTCAATCCGTCTGCCCCCATCATATACCAGGCGCAGCAGCGCTCAGTGGCATTCCATAAGGCCTTCAGTTCCAGGAAAGCTTCATACTGCAGGTCGCCTGCTTCATCGAGGATGATAAGCGGGGTTTCCATCGAACGGAGGTAATATACCAGGTCTTCATACACATCAGAATACTTCCCCTTGCTGTCCACACCAAACTCTGCAGCAATCTTGCGTACCAACTTCAATTTTGTCTTTACCTGCGAGCAGTCGATATAAACGGCATTCTTGTGGCTTTGCACATAATAACGTGCCGTGAAAGTCTTGCCGATATTGGGCATGTCGCACAAGATGCCCGACAGACTGGACTGCTGTGAGAACTCCAGCTGGGCAGTTATATATTCAAAGGTCGGGGTCTTGGCTGCTTTCCATTCCATTTCACCACGGAGGTTCACCCCTAATTTGCGGGCAATGCTTATCCAGTTGGCATCGCTCAGGGCTTTGTCTGTCTGTCCGTTCTTGATTGCACTGTATACAGATGTACTGATGGCTAAAGAGGCAGCATGCTTGGCATCACTGGGATAGTTCGCACGGTTGGCAGCTATCGCTGCTAAAATCTTCTGTTTTTGCGCTTCTGTAATCATAATTCTAACGCTGTTTTAATGTTGTTCTAATTCTATTCTTACATGTCACTGATGGCCCTCATTGCCTCGCTTATTCCGGAGTGCCATTCATAATCTGATTCCGGATCTGCCGACAATTCGGCTGGCAAATCATCGGATAGTTCCACCGGGGGAAGTTCCAGTTCCTCTTCCGGGTCATCCGTTGGCTGATCCGGTGTACCGGTTCCCACCTTTCCGATGGCGTGGTCATTGAGGTATTTGCTGAAATGACTCAGAACTTTGTTTTGCTCTGTATAGGCTACCCGGTCTTCTTCGGTCTGTTCTGCCATCACCCGGTTGTAAGTCACTACCGGACGAACCTTGTCAAGGTAGCGGTCGTTCTGGTACAGGAAGACATCCGTAGGCTTGCCCTCTTCATCCGGCAGATAGTAAGCCGTCACCTTGCGGTTGTTTGGTTCCAGCTGCTCCAGCACTTCCGGACCGCTCAGCCACCAGTCCGCATTTGCCACACGTACTGTGGAATTTCTACGAATACTGGTATCTACCTTTTCTCCGATATATCTGCTCAAGGTCAGTTTATCAAGCGGTCGAAGGGTCGGATTGATTTTGGCTACGAGCACATCCCAACGGGTCATTCCGGGATATTTCTTTTGATTGGGGTGAAGCGTATTGTTCCATTCTTCACAATCGCGCCGGTCGTCCGCCACAAGCTCTTCAAACGTATAATACTTTCTGTCTTCCCAGGTGTGGTTGCTGCTGTCACTCACTTTCTTCTGGTCCACCCGCCGTGCACCTTTGTTATGCCAGCGGCCAATGGCTTCATGGTTCTTATGTGCTATGGTTGTCTTGAACGCACCGTTCAGAGCTTCAGCATATTTCTCCTGTGAGTTCTGTGGGGCACAGAAATGCACAAACTTAAATACCTCACCTGCCTTCAGGAATCCTTCTTTATACTTGCTCATCAAGTGCTGCTCCACCTCAATACCGGCTGGAATACCCCATCCGTTGCGTTCGATGAGCCGGAACATATCACGAAAACAGTCCACTACCAAGGCATCATCCTTATCCCGCCCGTAGGCCAGCCCGATACGGCACTGGCTCACCACATCATAAGCATAATAGGCATGCACATACTCGCCGCCTTTCATCCGACGCGGCAAATCCACGTCATCCATCGTTATTTGTGACAGGGAGAACTTACCACCATGGCGGTGCATGTGCGGCATTTGCTCATGATAGAATTCCATACGTCCACGCAAGGCTTTTTCTATCAGCAGCTGGCTTGCCGGGTTGTTCAGTATGTTCCGGATAGTGCTTTCGCTCAGTTCTTTCGGTTCCCCGTTCTTATCCGTAAAGTTTTCCGGATTGAATATCTCTCCTGTTTCCAGATCCCATACTTCCAGTTCACCGCATACAAACGACAGATACATTTCATGCACATCACTGCCGTATGGTTGGTTGGGAAGTACTTTCAAACTCATCACCAGGCGTTCGTCCATGTGAGTTACCTTCCGTTTGTTCTGGTTGCCGAATTTTCCGGTTATCAAACATTCATAACCGTATTGCTTATATTCGTTCACTTTCTTGCGGAAACGAAGGGTACTGGCAGGAAGATCATGACCAAAGTCTTCGCGTAGGGTCTCGATGGTGGTGGCCATCATGTCCCAGTTATATTTTTCACCCATCAGTTTTCGGTAATCATTGCTTCTGTTATAAAGCTTGATACAAGTATTCAACACGGAAGCATTCACCGCATATTTCCGGGCAAGTTCGTCTGTTGCTCTGTTGCTGGAAGAATGGGAAGCCCAATCCAAAAAATAGGCTACTGCAGCCTGATCCAGCACATAGTTTGAGAGTATCCAGTGGCGAAGTGCCTGCTCTGTTCCACCGGGGTTGTCTTCCTTCACCCGTTCCAGACACTCGGTAGGCAGGCTATTGAGGGCGACCAACGCGCAATTTCCAGCAGCACCTCCACCACGACGCACCACCTTGATACGGCCACGGTTCACCCAGTTCCTGTAGCAGGATTCGGTGATATAGCCGCCATCTATGAGCTCACGTGCAGAAATACACTGTATGTTACCGTAATACACCAACATAGCCGCCTCCTATCTCAATGCCGATGCAAACGCTTGGATTTGGTTAATATCGGCAACCATCACATGCTCGTAAGTCTTCACCGTTTCTCCCTTGAATATTACCTGACCGCTACCATCATTACGGTCAAGCTCTATCAAGGCACCGTTCGGACAGTACTGACGCATCACATTGTCATAATCATGGAAAGTTTCTATTTCCGGAATAACAACCATCACAATACCGCCACGATCCATGGCCAACTTACGGATCTTTGCAGAAAGTTCGGAGTTGCCACGACGGTCATCAAACCGGATAGCGTTATAAACAGTCTTCTCTGTCACGTTGAGTGCCTTTGCGATAAAGTCGCGGTCGGCTTTCGTAATGTGAATGTACCTCTTGTTCATATCTCACTTGTTTTAATGATTAATATTGGGGGGAGTCCGGGGAATCGAACCCCGGCACAAGAACCATGCACTCCCGTGTGTCTTTCCACACCGTCACCCGTCTCTTAACGCCTTCCGGGTTGTCACGCTGGGTTTACTGTTGTCCCTCAACCTTTTCACCTTTTTCAATAATCCCAAGAAGTATAGTGAATTTCTCACGTATCTTCTGGTTCACTTCCAGTTCCAACGTATGCGCCAAATTTGAAGCCGCACTGGTGCTGTTCTTGCGGATGCTTCCGGTAAGAAGACTATCAGTCAGACTGTTTATCTTGCTTTCCATGTATAACTTTACATCATCATGGCTACCGGCAGATAAAACCACCTTCAAGGCACGGTAACAGGAAAGTTCACGTTGCGTCTTGTACATATCCTCGGCATACCAGCAGAAGAAATGTTCAAAATCCTCATTCATGTCTTTGGTGTACTTGTCAGCCTGTCTTACCAAATCATCTATATGGGTCTTTACAGAACTGAATACAAAATCCCAGCAACTCATTTTCTTGTTTTCCATAATCTCACTTATTTAAATTCGTTTATAATCGGTTTCAAACTCACGCCGTAACAACTCATCAGGCGGCGGATAAGGTTCTTCACATAAAAATCAGGTGCGGAAAACACAATCCCGGTCTCTTCGGTATATCTGAAGCTGATACCGTCCATCATCAACACGTAAGCCACCTTGTGCTTCACGCTCTGTGTCTGCCATTCTTTTATTTCTTCGTTCATTTTCTTTAATCCTTAAAATTCGCTAATCACATGCCTTTTTCGTATATTTGGCGCGGTGTTCCTTTTTGAACACGCTGCAAATATATAGAATATTTTCGACACTAAAAAGTTTTATGTAGATAATTTACGACTTATGACGAATATTTCCGACAGGATTGCAATCCTAATTAAAGAAAAAGGTATCAGTACAAGGGCACTTGAACAAGCTATTGGGTGCTCGAATGGAGTAATTTCAAGATGCATTAGCAAAGGAACAGATATATCAAGTTTATGGGTGTCGAAAATTATCGAAATACATAATGATATAAACCCTACCTGGTTACTTACTGGGAAAGGTGATATTTACTATAATACATCATCTACAACAACACAAACAACCGAACTATCCTCTCTCCTTGCCTTAATTAGAGAAAAAGAAGAAATCATCAGGGAACAAGATAGAGAAATCGGACGCTTAGAGGAACGAATCCGGCAAATGACAATCGAAAAGGAAAAACATGTATCGGATGCGCCCATTTCCGGTACTGCAAATGTCGGGTAGGCGGATTTACTATTACCATACACCGGTGATGGAAAACGAAGCGTACCCCCTATCATCCCCCATGATGTCCCCCTCCCAAGCAATCCCCCTCCCCTACCATTATATAAGGGCATAAAGGCACTGATATTGGGGAATTTAAAAAGTAAAACGTGAAAAATGATAGGTTTTTAGGGGGGGGCTATCAAATAAAAAACAAGGGGTATTTTTAAAATTGTGGTATTTTAGCATGTCTGTATCGCACACCGCCAAAACCCTATTTTGAATATCCAGTTCTATAAAAGTGAATATCCACTTTGAATATCCACCTGAATATCCAGCGTCAAAAAAGACCGATTTCAAGCACAAAAAAGGGGAGGTATAACCACCTCCCCACACCGGATCATTCTAAAGCCGTTTTTATTGCCTTTTTAGCCGCTTATTATTCGTCTGATACATTTCCACTACGCCCGCAAGAAATGAGCGTAGATTGCTTTATTATAGCCTTTTTGGTGCATACAGTCCCGTTACCAGATAATCCTGCATGAAGCAGATAATTCTTCGTTGCGCCCACCTGTTCTGCCGTCAAAACAGTATAAATGGCCGTTATACTACTAAAATACCAGTCTTTCCGCTTTGTTCCTTCTATTCCGTGTGTCAAATGTATATGTATTACCTTTGCCATAACTAATAATATTTTGTCGCAAATATACCAAATAACTATTATATGGAATAATTTAAGCAGCATTATATCAAATAATCAGGCACAAAAAAAGCAGCCGCAGCTGCCACTCACTCCCCCACCAGAATCAACCATGTAAGCCTTATGTAAACCCAATTAAACCTATCTGCAAATCTGTATGCCTAAAAAGCACCTAAATGTAGCTGCAAATTAAACCCACGTAAACGTTTCGTTTTGCAGAGCCATCCACTCATATTCTGCATAACATTTTGTATATCAATAGGTTTGATATTCTTTCCGCTCAATCCTCAATATACGTTTCGTTCTGTGCCCCATAGTAGCATTACGGGGTGTTTTCGAAGAAATATAGGGGGAGTGCCCGTAGGGCGAGGGGGTTAAAGCAGAAAAGGCCTCTGCACGTCTGCAATGAATATAGCCACACTCCTCCCCTGTGTTTTGAAACACAAAATATAGGGGAGGTGTCCATAGGACGGAGGGGTTAAAAAGACCACAGCAGAGGAAATGGATTAGGGCATCACCCTCTCTCCCTGCCGTGTCCCGTAACATTACGGGGTGTTTCCGCAAGGAAATTTATTTTGTCCCCTTATTTTTCAATGACAAGTTGTACTTTCTTTGTCCCTAAACGAGCCTGTAACCACTCCTTGAATCTTTTTTGCTCCGACAAAGAAAAGACTTTGGAATGACGCACCACAGCAAGAGTTGTCGTGTCTCTCGCCTCCGTATCGATACAGCTGAAAATCGTTTTCGAAATGGCAATATCGGTCACATTAGGGAAAAGAACCTTTATTTCAGGAGCGACTTCCACCCCCACAGAATCATATTGTTGGTAATGCGATGCCAGATTTTCCAAAGAATCTATCGTTTTCTGCTGGCAAGCTATCTGCTCTTGATTATGCAAATAAATATCTTTAAACATCGCACTGCTCAAAGTACTTATATCCGCTTGATTTTGCCCATACCCTTGACGAACCTCCAATATAGCACCGCCCAATCCATACTGGGGCAATCTCGCCTGTGCCACAGCTATGGAATCTTTCGGGATTTCGGCTCCCACCAAAGAGACGCGTATGATGCGCTTTCCGTGCTCCGTCACGGCACTTTTACTTAAAACCTGAGTATCGGCATAATTGAAATTCTGGGAAACAAAGCGGGATGCTGCGACCTCGAAAAAGTTCTCTTTCACCATATTGTAAGTAAGGTAAATACTCGGAGCCATAGTCAGTATCAAAATGGTATACACCATTCGTTCCACCTTCTTACGCCGTTCGTCGTCCACAAACTCCTTCTTCGAATATTTCATTAACTTCACGCCCAAAGTCGTCGCGAATGCAATAAAAACCGAATTGATGAAAAACAAATAAAACGCTCCGAAAAAATAATAGAAATTACCGGTAGCCAACCCGAATCCCGCCGTACACAACGGCGGCATCAACGCCGTGGCGATGGCGACACCGGGTAAAACATTTCCTTTTTGTTTGGACGACATCGCCACGATACCCGCCAATCCTCCGAAAAAAGCGATCAACACATCGTAGATAGTCGGCGAAGTACGAGCGAGTAATTCGCTTCGAGCCTCATTCAGGGGTGAAACCCAAAAGTAAATAGTCGACGTTATCACACTGAACAACGTTGCGACTGCCAAATTCCGAAAAGAACGTTTTATCAACTCATAGTCATTGATACCTAAGCCCAATCCGATACCCATGATGGGCCCCATCAGAGGTGAAATCAACATAGCGCCGATAATCACAGCGGCTGAATTGGTATTCAGTCCCAACGAAGCGATAAATATCGCGAATACCAAAATAAGAATCGTAGAACCCTTAAACTCCACTCCTGCACGAATCGCTTCTACCGAAGCCGCCTCTTCTTCCCTGTCTTGACTCATATCGAGATAATGAGTCAAAAACCTTTTGACGGAATCAACGAATTTGGGAAATGACATAATTACTTTTATTAAAATACCGGAAACTCAAAACCGCTCTTTCAAAACTTGGACACGAAACGTCTTAACCCGGGAACCTCGTTCATCGGCAAATCATGACGGAACAAATAGACCAAGAACACACCCAAAAGCAGAGTCCTGAATGCCAAACGCAAAAAGAGGGATTCGATAGGGACAACCATTGCCACCGCATACAGCACAACCGTCAACAGTGTATAGCGGAAAGCCGACTTCAAATCATAGCGTATCGGGTAAACACGCTGCCCGATAAAAAAAGAGGCCAACATCATACTCGCATAACAAACGAACGCCCCCCAAGCACAAGCCATATATCCGAAACGGGGAACCCCCACGATGTTGATAATCGCCGTAATGGCAAAGCCGAACAAAGAGAACCAAGCGCCCCATTGTGTCCGGTCGGTCAATTTATACCACAAAGAAAGATTGAAAAACACACCGAAGAACAATTCGGCGAGCATGACGATAGGAACGACTTTCAATCCCGTACAATACGTCGCCGGCATAAAGAACCGCACGAGGTCTATATAAAACATCACTGCGAGGAAGATGAAAAGCCCGAATATGATGAAATACTTCATCGCATCCGAATACGACTTTTTATTTCCGTCGCCGGCATCTTTATTTCGGGCAAAAATAAATGGTTCGTATGCAAAACGAAAAGCCTGTGTAAACATCACCATCACGATCGCTATTTTATAAACCGCACCGTATATGCCGAGTTCCGACATGGCATCCGGGCGATTGCTTGCCAGTTGAGGATAAAACATCTTGTCGAAGGTTTGGTTCATAATACCGGCGATCCCCAATATTAATAACGGAAAAGAATATTTCAACATGCGTGACAACAAATGCCGGTCGAACCGATAACGTATCCCGAAAATCTCTGGGAACAAAACCAACAATACAACTCCCGAACTGATAACATTCGAGACCAATATATATCCCACCAAAAAATCGGGGTCGAAAAACCAAGAAATCCACTCGGGGTGAATACCATACAGCCACGGGCAAAGCAAAATGAAAAACAAATTCAATGCTATGTTCAGGAATATCGAAAACAATTTGATCGAAGCGAACCGTATTGGACGACGCCGATAACGCAAGTAAGCGAACGGCAACGCCGTAAAAGCATCGACGGCTATAATGGCCGCCATCATCAATACATAATCCTCATGTTCGGGATACCCCAACAACCTCGACAGAGGTGTTATAAACACCCA